ACTGGTCAAGGTAGATCCAGACGTATCGTCCTGAATGAGGGTATGACTTATATTAAGAACCAGAGTAAGTGGAAAGAAGCGACCAAGTATGCGGCAGATAGGGGGTGGCACTTCGAGATCTGGACTGAACAGAAACTTCAAGCAATGGGGTTGATGCCTAAACCATTACGATCAAAGAAACCTATTAAACCTTTACCACCATTCAGACCTAAAGCAAAGACTCGTGTAAAGAAACCACGAGCAAAGCGTTAATATTCATATAAATAAACACATGAGTTATTACAGGATTAACAATGTCTAAGATTTTACAAAGACTAGAACGACAAGCATTCCGTGCAGGTATAACACCTCGCACCAAAGAAAGTCGTGAGTGGTTTTTAAAGAAAGCACAGAATATGAGGTCGATCAATAGAACGGCACTAATGCAAGAAGAAGAGTTGAAGCAAGGTGCCAAGCAGATCATCGGTTCTATGCAGATGTTTATGTATGATCCTAAACATAAAGACAAATTACCGTACTATGATATCTTTCCATTGGTCATCGTACTCGGCCCTGCCAAAGGTGGGTTTATGGGACTTAACTTACACTACCTGCCACCTAAGTTGCGTATGCAGTTCTTCGCAAACTTAATGGATATACAGGGTAGTAAGTTGACAGAGGATGCCAAGTTTTCATTGACCTATAGGATGTTGAAGAAGTCTTCTGGTTTAAGATACTTCAAACCTTGTCTAAAGCATTACTTGAACTCACAGGTAACAAGTAAGTTCGCGGAAGTACTAGCACCAGAATGGGAAGTTGCAATCTTCCTACCTACTGCTCAGTTCCGTAAGGCAAACAGTTATAAAGTACATTACGATAGTAGGAGTCAGATTCAGTGAGTGCAGGTTCATCAATAGAAACATTAAAAGCAGAACTCAGTAAGTCGGGTGGTTTGGCAAAGGCGAATCAGTTCATGGTTCAACTACCCCAACTCGCATCCTTTTCTGTAGACGCACAGACATTGAACATCTTCTGTACGGTTGCGTCATTACCGGGACGGCAGATCACATCCATCGATCAGGCAATGGGTACAACCCAACGTAAGATTGCTAATGGTTATGCTACTACAGATCTAACATTGACCTTCTTGGTAGGAAACGATCATGTGGCACGACAGTACTTCGAAGCATGGCAAGCAGAGGCACACGATCCAGTGAGTCGTACCGTAGGTTACTTCGAAGATTATACATACCCAGTGAAGATTGCGTTAATAGAGAGAGGACTTAGATTGTCTCTCTTTAAGAAGCAGTTGGGATTCGTAGATAAGATTCCATCCTTCATACGGAACAGACTACCCAAGGTTGGCCCGATTGATCTACAGCAAGGCGAGATAGACGCAGGTGCGTCATTTCAAGAGAAGAAGACATACTCGGTTTCATTACGAGAGTGTTACCCTACTACGATCTCTGATCAGCAGTTAGGTAATGCCGAAGAAGGTGTAATGGAATTGACAGTACAACTGTCGTACACTGATTGGGAAAGCACGGTAGGACAACATACAGGCACAGGCGAAGCAATTGGTCGTGGTGCTATTTCATCATTAACAAACTTTCTATTAGGAAAGATTTAATTATTATTTAATATTGGAGAATATTATGGCATTACCAAAACTAAACGCATCACCGCAATACACTTGTAAAGTCCCTTCTACTGGAGATACTGTCAGTTACCGACCATACTTGGTCAAAGAAGAGAAGATACTAATGATTGCATTTGAGACTGGTCATCAGAAAGAAGCATTGAATGCAATCGTCAATACACTAGACGCTTGTATTGAAAACATAGATGCAAAAAGTCTAACGACATTTGACGTAGAGTATCTGTTTACTCAGGTTAGATCTAAGTCAGTTGGAGAGAGTGCGACTATTGTTGTACCTTGCTCTAATGAAGGGTGTGGACATAAGAACGAAGTGTCGCTAGACATCGCGGCAATTCAAGTTAAGTTCCCCGAAGATCAGGAAAACACAATTGAGATAACAGACAACATATCAGTAGAGATGCAATACCCAAAGTACTCGGATGTATTGAAGATGGATCTCGAAGAGGGCGATCAGACGGAGATGGGTTTTGCTATGTTAGCACAATCAATTGCCGCCATCCTAACCGAAGACGAAAGGATTGATGCCAGTGAATCGACACAAGAAGAGTTGATTGATTTCATTGAGTCCATGACATCAGACCAGTTTGCAGGTGTGTCAAAGTTCCTTAGTGAACTACCTGCAATAGAACATGATCTTAAATTTGCGTGTGAAGGTTGCGGAGAGACGGTAGAAAGGAAACTGAAAGGAATATCAGATTTTTTGTCATAAACCTTTCTCACGATAACTTGGTCAATCATTATAAGACCAACTTTTCGTTGATGCAACACCATCATTATAATTTATCAGAAATAGATACAATGATGCCGTGGGAAAGGGAGATATATGTAAGTATGTTAATTGATTATGTAAAGGAAGAGAACGATAGAATTAAACAAGAACAACAAGGGCAGTAACAATGGCAGAGACCAACCTAAAACAAGTAGCAGTCGGTTTAAGAGAACTCAACGATACAACGAAGAGTGGAGATAAAGCGACTACTACCCAGTTAACGAACCTAAACAAGAACATGGAAAAGTTCTTGAAGTCGTTTGCGGGGGATAAACTTGACGATGAAGAGAAGCGCAGAGACGATAAGAAAGGTGAGGGCAAAAAGCCTAACCCTATCAAAGGTTTCCAGAAAGATGACTTCACTGGTGGAATGGGTATCGCAGGATTTGCCCTAACTCTCGGTGCGGCAGTCTCAGGATTCGTCACTGGTGTGGCAACTTGGTTAGGTGGGTTTGCCTCTAAATTACTCAAAGGTACTTGGATTGACAAAGCAACAGCAGGATTCCGTTCTTCTATTGCCAAGGGAGTAAAGAGTCTAAGTAGGAACTTGAAGAACGTTAGTAATGCGTTCATGGCAGGTACTAGAGGTTTCACGAGTATCAGTAGGGGTGTCAATGGTGCATTCAAACCTATGGGCATGTTGTCTAAGATAATGAATGGTATTGGCAAAGGGATACGATTCTTACTGACTCCCTTCCGTGCCGTTGGTAAAGCAATCGAGTCTAGTAAGGAAGCAGGTGGTCTGTTAGCAAAAATAACGGCAACCTTTAAGAACCTGTTCGCTGGCCCTACAAAGTTGTTGAGTGGGTTTGGCAATATGTTTTCTAAGGGTGGATCTTTAGGAAAAGTCTTCACTGTATTCAAAGTGTTCGGTACTAAGATTCCTATCATTGGTCAAGTCATCAGTGCCCTAATCGGTCTGTTTGATGGATTCAAGGGATTCAAGAATCAGACAGGTGGGTTTGGTAAGAAGATGACAAGAGGTATCGTTGACTTCTTAGGTTCTCTTGCAAAGAATATTATTGGTGGTTTGTTTGATATCATATTCTTCATACCAAAGAAGATCGTCGCTTTCGTAGCAAAGACTCTTGGTTTTGAAGACTTTGGAAAGATGGTCTCAGAATTCAGTCTAATGGATTTGATTGGAGGATTCTTTGATAGTCTGGGTGACATATTCACCAACACAGATAATGCAGGAGATATATTCAAACTAAAGTTTGACTTGATTATACAAGACGCTATAAAAGGAATCAGTGATTGGTTCTCTGCGGTTGGTAATATGCTTGGGTTAGATGGGGAAGGGTTTACTTTCGAATGGTTACTGGAACTTCCTAGTAGGGTTTGGAATACCATCAAGACGTTGGTCACTGGGGCATTCACAAAGATCCTTCAGTTGCTCGGTCTTGAGGGTAAGTTTGATGATGCCAAGAGTGCAGTCGGTGACTTCGCGGCAATGGCATTGAATAAACTAAAGGAACTGATAGGTAGTATACTACCAGACGCAGACTCACTGTTAGGTAAACTAGTACCAGATGCAGTCTACGATTATGTTAATGTTGCTCCACCCCCACCTGTAGAAGCAGTGGGAGCAGAGAATACATCCGAAGTTCCTGAACTTCCTGTAGAAGCAGAGAATACATCCGAAGTTCCTGAACTTCCTGTAGAAGTTACGAAGACTAAAGCGGCAAGTGATACTAATCCTAAACCAATGAACGCGGACACAGCGGAATTCTTAAAGGATCTGGACGATCCTTCATACCAAAAAGATCAGGAAGAAAAGAGAAAGAAACGTGCCAAAATAAAGGCAGACAAGGATCGACGTGCCGAAGATAGATTGCTCAGAGACGAAGAGAAATTTCGAGTGATAAAGTCTACTGGCATGAAGAATGGTCAGAAACTAGATGAGGACAGCGCATATGGACAACGCATCTTGTCTAACAATGATAATAAACTCGAACAGATCGAAGCAATCAAAGCACAAAGAGGCGGTGAACTAGACGGAATGTCTAGAGAGAACACACAAGCGGCAGGTGGTACTAGTGCCGTTATGATTGCTCCACAGACATCGACAGTAACAAACAATAGTAACAGTAACACTGCCGCTATCATAGATCAGAACTTACCAACCCAAGATCACAATGATAGAAGTTTCCACGACCAAGGATTTGGTTAATGGCATACAGTGAGAAGTTACTAGACCATTACGAGAATCCTCGAAACGTAGGAAACATGGACGAACACGACAAGAACGTGGGCACTGGTATGGTAGGTGCCCCTGCGTGTGGTGATGTTATGAGACTACAGATAAGAGTAAACGAAGAAGGGATAATAGAAGATGCGAAGTTCAAGACTTATGGTTGCGGTAGTGCTATTGCTTCTAGTAGTCTACTTACCGAATGGGTCATTGGTCAGTCCTTGGATGATGCCAACACTATAAAGAATACAGAACTGGCAGAAGAGTTAGCATTGCCACCTGTTAAGATACACTGTTCTGTCCTAGCAGAGGACGCGATCAAGAGCGCAATCTCAGATTACAGGAATAAAAAAAGGGGATGACATCCAGTCATACCCCTTATAAACACTCATCACTCCATCCCTACACCCGATCAACTGGTTCGAAACTTCTCCGTGACCCACGTCTGGTTTAGTGTTTTAGTTAAAGGTGAGTTTAATATCAGCAGATTTTCACTCACTGAGTTCCAATCACCTATTCTTGTGCCATCTTAGCAAAGTAAGATAGCGTATCCTCTTCATCAGATGCCGCACCTACCGTTGGGGCAGGAGCAGAAACGATCTCTGGTTGAGGAGCAGAACGTCCCACATTCATCTCAGCAGTCTGAGTGAGTGCTTCATTCTTTTGTGTTACATTACCACCAACTGCCGTTCCAAGAACTAATTCTAATCTAGAAGAAAGTTCATCAAAAGACTTGTAGTTAGCAGGATCTACAAATTCATGTAGGTCATACTGTTGGTTGTAAGTTGCTTCCAACTTAACTTCATCTGACTCATATAGAGCAGTAGTTGATTTGAACTCAGACTTGTCATAGTTGCGGTATCCTGCAACATTACGAATCTTCAATTCAAAGTCTGCACCTGCCCAGAAGTCGAATGGGTTAATCGGAGTTTCACCGGGAAACTGTGGTTGCATCATATCCATGATCTTATCAAAGATCTTCTTACCATACTCATAGAAGAATACTTTCCCATTGTTCTGGGGGTTAGTTGGATCGTTTACTACTAAGATGTTTGACACATAGTGTAGTCTACGTTTCTGCCGACGAGCAGTTTCTTTATCGTCTTCGATACCCGAATTCCACAAACGTGAATTCAGTTCGGACACGGGATCCTTCTGACCAATGGTAGTGAGAGACTTCTCAATATACCACTGACCTGCGGGGCCTTTGAATCCGTGATCCCAATATCGTTCCCAAGGCATATCTGCCCCTTCCATCGCAGGGAGGAAACGAATCACAGCGTAACCATTGCCGTTATCATCAACGGTAGGTTTCCACTTGCGATCATCATCGTACTTATTGGTTTTGGTTGTTTGACCTGACGCTTCTTGCGCGGCAGTTACTAGTTTGCTCATATCGGTTGATCGAGACTTTAGGTTTGCAAAAGACATATTTGTTTCTCCAGTATATGCATTGTATTACAGTTGTGTTACTCAGCGTATGTTCACTTTGTACTTGATTGTACCATTGTATTATAACCTATTTATACACATAAGTCAAGTGTTATTTAAACATCTAGTGAGTTAGTTTTCTCTAGAAAGTTTAAACTCATTGCCTCACTTTCAAGGCAGTCAATGATAGAGGTAGTCAAATACTTCTTAACGTCCTCTACTTCCATGTTATTCTTATCGCACATATGCACAATAGAATCCATGTAATTAAGTCCAGAGTTCCTCACCGTCCTCTCCACCATCTTCGAGAACTTCTTCTTGTTCATAAAGTTGTCTGGGGTCTGGGGTGTAGTTGTCTGTACTGTAAATTCTGTCATCGTCATGTTTCATTTCCTCGGTGTAAACACCAACATCTTTATAATAATGACCTACAGTCCTCTTAGGTCTTCCACACGGAAAGTATGCCATTGTCGTAACGACAGTCTTCATCCTTCCTTCACGATGTCTTCCGTATCTCATATCTAACCATATGCTAGACTCTAGGAACTTCTTCAGGTTACCAAGGTATACTTCAAGTATCTGATACTCTTGTCTCTCTTTGGTATCCTTGGACAGTCTCTTTGCTTTCATTGAGGTAAGTTCCGACTGGATCTCCTTGATCCATACTCGAACCTTCTTCCAATGAATAGGACTATCATCGTCTTGTTCCAATAACAAGGGATGTACGCTCTTGGAACCATCATGTCCTCGTGCTTCACGCGCCTTGGCAAGTCTTTCGCTTGCCGCAAGACGTTGCTCTTCGGACATGGGTTTCCGTTTGCGTTTTACGCTTGCCATGCTTCACACCGATATTCGACAAGGTTCTCGGTTCGCAGTGAACGCCATTCAGCAACTTCAAGGTCATACAGCACAACTAGTGCAACAGACTCTTTACGTTCCTTACCTGCTTCGGGGATCTTATCTTCGGGGATCAAGTCAGTCTTCAGGGTGGCAATCATATTGCGCGTGTCACCGTTAACCTTCCTGAACTGTAAGTGTGTCACACCATCGCGTAACGCACCAACAAGACCATTCTTTATAACTTGAAGATGGTCTGCTTTCTCTTCGATGTTAATTTCTTCAGGAGTTTCTGGCATTGTCAATTCTTGCAACTTCGTCTTCATCATCTTTTACTTCCTCAAATTCGGCATCATCGGCACCATCGCCTTTTGCCTGTTCATGTAATTCTTTAACCCAATCATCACCTTCATCAAAGTATACAATCAATCGCTCGTTCGCCATGATTAGATCTTCGATCTGTTTCAATTCTTCTTCTTTAGCACCTTCTTTAACACGTTCTTGAACGTAGACGATGTTGTTCACATAAGTTTCTTTCAGAACTGCCTTTGCTACTTCGACGTCTGCTTTCCACTGCTTTTCTGTATAGGCCATAACGGATCTTCTCCTTCAATTGATTTAATTTCTTGTTCAAATAATACATTCAGTCTCATCATTCTTCTTCTACTTTGTTGCGCAGTCTGCGCTGATCTAAGTTGCAAATGTCTGAGTCGCTTGTTCATTGGTATCCTTGTCTGTGTATTAAGTTTATATTATACCACGCTAGTTTGATGTTGTCAACACTTTCCGGCACTCATTCATTCTACGCATTGACATTCTTACTCCATAGAGTTCGTCATACTTGTTTAATGACGCAGATAACCATACCAATAGGATTGCTGTGGCGATGACTTCCTTAACCGACATCTTCTTTGTGAAACCAGTCGGGTGTCTTTCTTTTAGTCCACTTAGCAAAACTCTTCTTCTCCTCTATATAGTATTTCCGGTAAGCATCAACTACATCGTCTTGTTTGCAATGATCAGGCATACACTGAGGCATCTCTGTCTCTCGTGCCCATCGGTAATCAGTACCGTCTGGTACGATAGGTGAGAACCACAACATACTACCTAGATCTTTATATGTCTTGTGTACACGACCATAACGATGTTCGTACTCCTTCGCAGTTGCTTGGAAGTGCTTGTATAACCATCGGTAGTTTTCGTTATTCTCTCGTGCCCAGATAGCAGACGGATGATTCTTATGGGCAACCTTATATAGCAATCGTTCTTTGGCGGCACCTCTTACTACATAGTGATCGACCATACGCTTGCCAGACTTGGATAGACGTTTCTCTGGAGTACCCATTAGTACACGGTGGGCAGTAGAGAGTAACTGACCATACTCAGTAACCATCTTGACAACGTGTTTATCACACATCATCTGTGCGGCAACAACAGGATCATTATCTAATCTAAATATATTCATTCGTCACTATCCTTTAGTAGTTGGTATTCAGCATACACAAGTTTGCCTTGCTTCTTTGCTTCGCGCTTGCGATCAAGAAAGACCTTTGCCTTGTTGTACTTGCGTTGGAACTTGGCAACAGGATTGCGTGGTTTACTCATTGCTCGTCTCTCCCTTTAATCTCTACCCACAAGACAAACACGCCAAACACGATGAGGATGGATAACCCCTCACCGAATGTTAGTGATGCGATAAAGTCAATCATCTGGACACACAACCGTAGTACGACTTACCCCACATACGATATGCGAGTTGTGTCTTACAGTTATAGACTTCACGAAGTCTTCCAGTGGCACCAATCTTAACTTTGGTCTGGGGAGTGATGACACCTTCCTTCAGCATCATTCGTAGGATTAGATCGTAAGAGATAAACTTCTCACCGATCATAAGTTCATCGACGCTGTACTTCTTGGCAGACAGAGATATTTCTTTGTCAACCATAGGAGTCTCGCCCAGAACACATTCAGGACGGAGTGCCGCCATATCAAGACCACCGAAGCGAAGAGTGTAACCACCTGCGGCACCAGTAACAGCATTGCATGTATAATTATTAAACATATTTATTTCACCTGTATCATATAAGAAGGTTTAGTTGGATCAAGAATCAGATCAGCATTGGTCACTTCGAACTCTTTGGCGAAGCGCATCCATACTTGATCAGTGTTAGGTTCAGTTTGGTAAAGGAAAGAGAAAATGTTGTCAGTCTCTTGTGAGGTATTAGTGGCATCAACGACGATCATATCAACGTCATCATTGTCGTACCAATCTAACTTAGAAGTGAACGCATCTGCTACACGATTGAAGTAGAACACGTTAGTGTCATCAGTCTTGGCGTAGTTGAATATTCTGTCTTTCATAATCATCTTCTCTTTATCACTGAATAGGGTACTATTATACCACCATTCTATGTATCGCGCAACCCCTTTCTTAGACTATTATCGCATAACAGGACAGTGTCTCATAACTTTTTCGAATAAGGTCTTATAAAACCCAGTCATGTTCATGGGTGCTTCGGTGTATACACAGGCATACAGTCCTCGTGGACTCATTGAAATGTTCTCAGTAGACTTATGACAGGTTTGTCCTCTTATAGCAATAATATCCCCACTCTTAGGATAGACTGTTACCCACTCTCCGTCATCTGCGTTCTGTAATGACAGAGTGCCATTCCAAGAAGTGAAGTCATCTAGTACCACACTGAGGTTGACTGTGTGTATAGACCCATCGATGTTCGTGCCATACTGGTCATCAAAGTGTGGTTCAAAGGTCATACCATCATGTGGCAACTTGTATACTACTTGATCGTTGAATAGATATGTTTTGGAACCAAGAATACTCTCTGCGACTGACCGCATGACATCCGAAGTATAGAACGCCATCAAGTCACCGTTGAACCTACCTGCGCAGGATATTCCATCCCACTTAGAGTACTTACGACATTCCTGTCGCATAGGTAATGCGTGTTCTTTGATAGCATCAATCTGTGATTT